GGTCTGGGGTATCTGAAAAAGTTGTATGGGAATTTTGGAATAACAATACATTTGATTTGCAATTGCCAAAAGCATCTGGTGCGTCTAATTGTGATTTGTGTTTTTTAAAAGGAACGGCAATTCTTACTAGCTTAATACAACAAAATCCTAATAGAGTTGTATGGTGGGAAAAACAAGAAGTTAACATTGGTGCAAGATTTTCTAAAGACAAGCCAACGTATTCTCAAATGGCTAAGTTTAATAGGGAGCAAACAGAGCTGTTTGTTGATGCAACAATAGAATGTTTCTGCGGAGATTAATATGTTGTGGCTTGATAAAGACAAGTATCACATGATCTGCGGTGAGTACACTATCGCCATATACTTTAACGGTTATAACAAAAGATACGGACTAAGTAAGCAAAATAAAAATTTAGGATATTTTGATAATTTAGATGATGCAAAACTAGGAGCAAAAAATGATAACGATAGGTAAAGCAACCATTTACAACATGAACTGCATGGAGCTTTTAAAGAACACCCCTGATAAGTTTTATGACTTAGCAATTATAGACCCACCATATAGAAATCAAAATGAAAATCAACCAACTAAAGACATGAGAAATAATAGGTTTGTTAAAGGTCAAGGGCTTGGTTTAATGCCAACTAAAGAATACTTTAATGAGCTATATAGAACTAGCAAAAATCAAATAATTTGGGGGGCTAATAATTTTCAACTTCCACAGTTTAAAGGTTTTATTGTATGGAAAAAACTAACTATTTCTCAAGAATTTACTATGAGCATGGCAGAGATAGCAAGTATTAGTGAAGATTTAGGCACGGTTTCTAAGATATTTGAATTACAACCTCAAGGAAGTTTACAAGATCCAAGAATACATCCAACTCAAAAACCAGTTAAACTCTATGAATGGCTACTAACTAACTACGCAAAACCTAACGACAAGATATTAGACACTCACTTAGGTTCAGGATCTCACGCTATTGCTTGCAACAACTTAGGCTTTGAACTAACAGCTTGTGAGTTAGATAAAGACTACTACGAAGCATCAATAAAAAGAATTAAGCAAGCCACAGCGCAAGAAAGGTTATTTGCATAAAATCTATTGACTAATGTATAAATAGTAAACTATAATAAAATCTCAATAGGAGAATTTATGACACACACAGAATTTAAAGAAATTAGGGCAAAGTCTGGATTAACTCAGACCGAGTTTGGTAAACGATTATTTAAGACTAGGGATAGCATTGCCAAGTATGAGTCTGGAAAGTTTACTATTCCTGCTTACATGGATGTATTGTTAAAGGCTACGTTTAATGGCTGAATTGACTTGTAATGAGTTCATTCAAAAGATGAAGGCTGCTGGATTTACAGGCAAGTTTCGTGCCACAAATGGTACTCAAGTTATAACTGGTGAAATAAAAAAAGACGAAATAGCAACGGTAAAAGTAACTACATCTCAAGAGTCACGTAGAAAGATAAAGGATATGTTTCATGGAAGTTAAGAACTTCAACATTAGCTCAAGTAACCTACCTTACTTATTTGAAAAAATTAAGGCGCTAGATTTATCACAGGGTTATGTATGTAATGTAACAGTTAAATCACATGGTAGAAGTACGGATCAAAATTCTAGGTTATGGAAACTTTACTCTGCATTAGGTGAGTATATTGGAGAGTCACCAGACAAAGTACATGAGCTAATGGGCTGGAAGTTTTTACGCAGTCAAAGTGTAGTAAATGGCGAAACTATTGAGGTAATAAAAAGCACAACTAAACTAACGACTGCTGAGATGGCTGACTATCAAAACAAGATTGAGTTATGGGCAGGTAGTATAGGATTTGCTTTTGGTGGTGATGTATGATTTATGGTTCAGTTTGTAGTGGTATAGAAGCTGCAACACACGCTTGGCATCCATTAGGTTGGAAAGCATCATTCTTTAGCGAGATAGAAGAATTCCCAAGAAAAGTATTAGCACACCATTATCCACAAATATCATTACATGGTGATTTTACAACAATTAAAGAAGGTGATTATGAGCCAATTAAACTTTTGGTTGGAGGAACTCCCTGTCAATCATTCTCAGTTGCAGGACTTAGAGCAGGTCTTAATGACCCACGAGGAAACCTCATGCTTGAGTTTGGTGCGCTTGCTAAACGATTACAGCCAAAATGGTTGGTTTGGGAAAACGTACCAGGTGTCTTGTCCAGTAACGGTGGAAAAGATTTCGGCAGCTTCCTCGCTATGTTGGGGGAACTCGGGTATGGGTTCGCTTACAGGGTTCTTGACGCTCAACACTTCGGAGTACCACAAAGACGCAGAAGAGTGTTCGTTATCGGATGTATTGGTGACTACAGAAGTTCCGCAGCGGTACTTTTTGAGCGCGACAGCTTGCAAGGGAATACTAAGACGAGCAAAGGTGAGGGGCAAGAAGTTGCCGGTACGCTTACAAGAGGCTTTGGAGATTGTGGCCTTGACCTAGACCAAATAGCTGGTGGTGCTTATGAGATTAGGACGGTTGGAAGTGGTGAAATATCAAAAACATTGATGGCAGGTAGCAATAAACAAGATCCTGAAATTGAAAGTTATGCAATTACTTATGCACTCGCAGGTAAAACCATAGGCAGACAACCTGAAAATGGCGGTAATGGTAATGGCTATGATGAAAGCGGAGTAAGTTACACGCTGACTAAGACAGATGTTCATGCTGTTGCTCATGCTTTTAAAGTAAGAGGCGGTTGTGAAGGTGGTGGAAAAGGTTATCTAGGACAAGATGAACAAGCATTTACGTTATCAACAAGCACAGACCAACAACTATTTCACAAAATGCAAGTAAGACGCTTAATGCCGATTGAGTGTGAAAGGTTACAAGGCTTTAAAGATGGCTTTACCAACATACCAGGTGCAAGTGATTCAGCTAGATACAAGGCATTAGGTAATTCAATGGCAGTTCCTGTAATGGCTTGGATTGGAAAACGTATTGATATGGTAGAGAAAATGCAAAAGGAATTAAAATGCACCATAGAGCTAAACTAACTAACGACCAAGTTAAAGCTATGCGAAAACAGCACCTAGCCTATGTGGTTGGCTATGAAACACTTGCTAAACGCTTTAACTGTGGCATATCAACTGCAAGAGATATATGTACATATAGGACACGATACAATGTCAAAGATAACAGCTAGCGCTAGAGGTGAGAATTGCACAGTCAGGATTATTGGATATTGCAACGGCAATCCTGAAACAACAGTATTAGCGCATTTGAGTGGTATTAGATATAAACATGGTACTGGACAAAAAGTAAATGATATTCACGGTGCTTATTGTTGCTCTAGTTGCCATGATGCGCTAGATGGTAGGATAAGAACAAACCATAGTAGAGATGAATTAAAGCTATGGCATCTTGAGGGTGTAATAGAAACGCAACTTAAATTAATTGAGAAAGGTTTACTATGAGTTGTAACGGGATTTATTTTTCAAAGACTAAACAAAAATGGATTGCTCAATGCAGGTCAGATGGTAAAGTAAACCATATTGGCACGTTTGAAACACCAGAGCAAGCATCAATGGCCTATGCCAGCTTTAGACTTAACTTGAAGCGAGAGCCAACTGCTAATGACTATGTAAGGTTAGCTAGATACAAGTCATACTGTGAGTTCTGTAAGACACCTAGAACAATATCAGAAATGTTTGCTAATTATCCTAAGTCTAATACTGGTTCAGTCCGTCATGTTTCTGATTATCTAGTGCAAGAAGGCTTTATAGAAAAGAAAACACAGTCATCTAAGATTAACGCTAAAGACAAATACATTTACAAGACCATTAAAGATTTTAAAGATAGCGACTTAAAACCAATGGGCAGGTCACAGGTTGCTAAGTTAAAGTTTGAAACTACGCTAGGCATGAAACGAGAGGATATTATAGAAGGCGCTAGAGTTATAAACTTTGATAACTTACACTTGCAAGCAAAGTATAACGAACAGCGACACATGGATAGGTTAGCTGCAAAGTCGCCTAAAAACTATATAAGTGGTGCAACTATGTCAGCAAGCGATTGGTAGTATTTACTAAACGCATTAAACGTGTTATATTATAGCAACGGTTTATAGTAGGTTGAAAGCATAATCAGCTTACTTTTTTATTCTGGAGAACGTACATCTCTTGAAAGCAATCCAAGCCCCTCAGACGTGATAGGGTGAACTCAGAGGTAGTTCAGTTGCGAGAACCTCTTACTTTTTAAGGATATGTATGGGTATATTAGAAGCTGCACCAGAATTAGTTTCTGCCAAACAGAACATATCTAACACAAAGAACGCTATTGCTAACTGGAACTTAGGCGCAAAAGACGTAGACGCACCTAACAATGAATTTTGGCGCAAGATGGCTAAGATATGGTCGGTAGATGAAAAGACAGCTCGCACTCAGATATGTGGCAACTGTGCTTACTACGACAATACTCCAGAAGTATTATCAGCCATGACAGACAAATACCCACTCAACGAATTTGATATATACAATTCTTTTACCCAACGTGGCTATTGCCATAAACTAGACTTTGGTTGCCATACACCTAGAACCTGTCAGGCATGGGAACGTAAAGATTATGAGGAAGAGTAATGGCCTGTAAACCTAAATCAAAAAGACCGCCTAAAAAATGAACGATCACTGGGCAATTATATTACTAGCTGTAATGGCTAACATTACACTAATCTTAAATGCTATAAGGCATTGGTAATGCAACCAATACGCATATTTGTTGGACTAGATAACAACGCAGAGCCAATAGCGTATCATGCGTTTTGCCAGTCAGTAATTGAACGTAGCACTATACCAGTATCATTTACACCATTAGCAATTAACACATTACAGGGCTATGAAGAAACTCATACTGATGGCAGTAATGCTTTTATATATTCACGCTTTCTCGTTCCTTCTCTATGTGGGTATGAAGGCGTTGCTATGTTCTTTGATGGGGATATGATAGTCAATGACGATATAGCAAAACTACTAGCACTTTATGACGATACAAAGGCAGTACAAGTTGTCAAGCATGACTATCAGACTAAAGCCAGCATCAAGTATCTAGGTGCAAAGAATGAGAACTATCCTCGTAAAAACTGGTCTAGCGTAATTATATTTAACTGTGCTAAGAACAAAGACCTAACACCTGAGATGGTGATGACATCAACTGGTAGCTTCTTACATCGCTTTAGCTGGTTAAACGATGATGACATTGGCGAACTACCTAAAGAATGGAACTGGCTTGCTACCGAGTACGCACTTAATCCTAACGCAAAGCTAGTCCACTATACACTTGGTACACCATGCTTTGAGGATTATCAAGAATGCGATTACAGCGATGACTGGTGGGATGTTTACCATAGCTTAATCTATCCACTAACAGGCAATGACAAAGAGAGTTTACTATAATGGGCGCACAATTTGCAGAGCAAGGCGGTCTTAGAACATTATTTAATTTAATGCAAGACAATCCAAATGTAACAAAAACATATCTCAATGGAGTTGACCCTAATAGATCAATGATTAATGAAATGCTTACTAATTCACAACCAACAGGAATGCAAAATAATGCACCTAGTATTGAGCAACTATTCCCACAATTAGCACAAAGTCAATACCTAAAACCAATACAGCCAACAGACTCGCTTATTAATTATGGTGCAGGTAGATTTTTAGATAATAATAAATAACTTTAACAACAGGGTGACCAACCAATAGGAGTCACAATAACATGGCAAATATTACAGATACAAACCCAAAAGGTGCAGGAGCGCCAGTAGGACATACCAATTCTAGTAAAAACAATAGGATGTGGGGAAATATAATTAAAAAATTAGCAATACAAGAAGATTACAAGAGATTACACACTATTGCAGAAGCATTATATGAAAAAGCAGCAGATGGCGACTTAGGTGCTATTAAAGAGATAGGCGACAGATTAGATGGTAAGGCAGTAGCAACGACAGAGATTAGCGGTGTTGATGGTTCAGACATTCCAGTAAGCATAGGGATTAGGTTTGTCAGTAGCACAGTTCCCGATTAAGTTAGAGTTCTTATTTGAGCCACATAGATACAAGGTAGCTTATGGTGGTAGAGGTAGCGGTAAGTCATGGGGGTTTGCTAGAGCATTACTAATACAAGCTGCTAACAAACCTTTACGCATACTTTGTACTCGTGAGATACAGAAGTCTATTAAGCAGTCAGTACATACTTTGCTTAATGACCAGATACAAGCATTAGGCTTAGGTGCTTTTTATGAGGTGCTAGAGGCTGAGATAAGAGGTCGTAATGGCAGTTCATTTACATTTGCAGGACTAGCTAGTAATACGGTTGAGTCCATTAAGTCATTTGAAGGCTGTAACATTGTTTGGGTAGAGGAAGGACAGACAGTATCAAAGCGATCATGGGATATATTAATACCTACTATACGAGCTGAAGGTTCAGAGATATGGGTTAGCTTTAACCCTGACGTAGATACAGATGATACTTACCAACGCTTTGTAGTTAATCCACCGGATAACGCCAAAGTAGTTAAAGTAAATTATAGTGATAATGCTTGGTTTCCTAGTGTACTAGAGATAGAGCGATTACATAGTAAAGAACACAACCCTGATTATGCAAATATATGGGAAGGTGATTGTAAGGCGGCAGTTGATGGCGCTATCTATTCTAATGAGATTAGAGAGGCGCAAGAAGGTAATAGAGTAACCACTGTGCCGTATGATCCAATGCTTAAGGTTCACGCTGTAATGGACTTAGGCTGGAATGATAGTATGTCTATTATCTTATGCCAACGTGGTGTATCAGATATTAGGGTAATAGGTTATATAGAGGATGACCACAGGACATTAGATAGTTACTCTGCTCAACTTAAAACATTGAACTATAATTGGGGGCAAATGTTTTTACCTCACGATGGTAGAACTAAAGACTTTAAGTACGGTACTAGCGCAGAAGATATAATGCGTAAGCAAGGCTGGGATGTTAGGATAGTTCCTATTGCAGACATAGAATCAGGGATTAGAAC